TTTGCCCTAGCCGCCATAGTTTGGCGAAACATTGATTCTATTTGGGCAAATTCTTCTTCTGGCATATTATATAATAAGTTTGGACTTATTCCCATAGCTTGAGCTATTTCTTCTTGGGGGTCCATTCCTGTTTTATTCGCACCTAAAACAAGATCCAAGGGCAAAGCTGCAATACCCGCACCCTTTAGTAAACGTGGTAGTGCTTCTTTTGATAAACGACCAATACCTACACTAGCGGCTACAGGAATATTACCACGTTTAAATGTTTCTAAAACATCGATCTTGCCACGTTGGTCGAATATACCTTCGTCCATAGACGTCATCGCAAGTTGCATAAGCCGTTCTTTTGACATACGGCCTTCTTTTAAATCTTTAAATTCTTTAAGAAAGAAATCGTCAACTTCGTTTGCATATTCCGCAAATAATGAAGATGCTTTATCTGAAGGTACACCTTTAGCAAGATTTAAATCTAAAGCAACTTTACCATGATACATATGTGCTTTATGTGCGTTTTTTAATAAATCTTCCGCTGTTGTTTCAAACGACCTTGTAATTTTACCACCAAGAGCAAAATCTTCAGGATATCTTCTTGCTTTCTTAGGATTAGGAGTATTAAATTTACCAACTAATTCGTCAGGGACTAACGTTTCAGTAGTTTTTCTCAACGCCTCTCCACGGTACATTTTTATAGGATCTGTAGGGCTTGCTTTCGGACCATCGTCAAATAGACGAGCGAAATCACCGCCAGAGCGCATTAACTTTAATATACCAGATGTGTCAATATTACGAGGACGGACTTCTGACATTAGCCGAACTTTCCAGCACCTCGATTAGGATCGAATTTAAACATTTGTAACATTTTATCAAAAACGTTGCCACTGCCTTTGGAAGACCTAGAAGGTCTACTTGAACCTTTAGTGCCAAACTGATAGTATCTTGCACCACCTTTATCGCTACCAAAGAAGCCTCCACCTTGACTTTTTAAATTACCTTGTTTCATGAAATTACCAAGCATCGATGTATCGGCTACTTGGAATGCATCACTAGCTGGTTGTTGAGCTTGGTTTTGCGATAGTAAACCACCTAACAGGCTGGGTATCCCAAGATCTTGAACAGGCATGGTGTATGTACCGCCAATACTTTTTTCTTCGCCAAACGGGTCTACTGAAAATTTTAATTGTCCTGGACCAAGGTCAACAGATCTTGGTCCTTTTTGAAATGTTTCAAAAATATCGTTTATAGTATTAGCCGCACCCCTACTTAAAAATTCAGAAGTCGATGCGTCTGCAACTTGTTCAGTAGGAATACTTCCTAACCCTGATACTTGTGGGGGGTTAGCACCATCACGTGCGCCACCCATTAAAGCATCCATAATTCCTTGATCACGTTGTGACGGTCTTCGATTAATTTCTATTTGAGAAGGAACTGCCGAAGTTGGATCTTGAATCGTTTTCGGTCCTCTTTGTAAATTAACTTCTGGACGTCTTTCGAATGTTGTTGGAGGTAATACTTGGTCTAAATCAAAAGGCTGACCTGATGTAAACTTACCTTGAGCTGTATTACGAATTGTTTCACGAACAAGATCATCAGCTTTATTTTTATTTGACGCACGTACTTGTTCTATATTTGTTTGTTGGGGTTGTTTAAACATATCAGTAGCTGTTTTCATAACTTGATCTAAAAGACGGCCACTTCCACCGCCCGTTGTTAATTGTTCAACAGCTGGACCAAGAATACCTGATAAAAGTGAACTACCTCTTTCAGTTGCCTGTTGACCATCGATCGTCGGCGGTTGACCCTCTAAACCTTTTACCCGTGTTCCTACATCCGCTAACGCAGAACCTACAATAGGAACACTGCCCCCTAACGCTAAAGATGCAGCTGTATCACCTAAACCCATTGGCGCACGAAATGATTCTACGGTTGTTTCTTGTCCTGTTCTTGGATCAATAACCTTTTGACCTGTGCGCACACCTGAACGTAAAATACCCGACGCCATATCGCCAGAAGCAAAATTAGGATTATATGCTGGCTGACTAGGATCGTTAAATGGGTTTCGATATTTCGAATACTGATTAGCCGCAATCTTATTTATTTGATCTTGCGACAATAAGTTTGTATACGAAATTTTCGATGGGTCGATTCCAAAAACTCGACTAAAGAAACCTTGATTACCATAAGGGTTTGTTGCAGTAATACCTTGGGCTTTATTATAAGCCTCTTGGCTCATTGGTTGGTTATTATTACCCTCGTCGCTACTGCCAACTTGATTGTTGCTTGAAGGTTCAACGCTATAAGATGTACCACTTGACCCCAAAGAAGAGGCGGGGGAACCTGTATCAGGACGGTCACCAAAACCGCCGCTTCTATCACCTGGAGTATCCATCATCTCAACTTTGTTTTAGATAAATATAAACTCAGCATAAACATATATCATTTTTACGCAAAACAAAATCCCCTGTAGAAGGTTCCTTGACCTTCTTACTATTTTATAGGGGTGGGGTAGAAGGTTCCTGATCCAAGAATTTTGGGCATATCTCGTAACAGCGTTATGCCTTGCGACTTTCTATATGTGTGGGGGCGGTTTTAGGTGGGTGGGGGTCGCGAAAAGCCCCAGCCAGATCAGCGTCCAGCTGGGACTCAAAGTTGTGGGCTGGAGCGCGAAGCCCCAGCCCGACCAAGTTAAACACCAGTGGTGATAAAGCCAACTTCAAGCAGCTTTTTACGATAGAAAGTCACGATGCGTGTAGCACCCTGCACAGTGGCCAGTGGGCTTTCATCCGCATCCAAAGCTTCAATCAACTCAGACTGCTTGGCAGAACCACCGAGCTGATCAAGCACAAACAGAATAGCTTGTGCCTGAGCTGGAAGCGGATTAGCTTCAAGCAGCTCAGCCGCATTTTTAGCAAGCTTCAACTTAATGTTATTGCGACCCTTTGGTGCAGGTGCAGGGATACCGCAACGTGCAACAGACTTTGGGTCAACAGTGGGAGTGACAGTCGCGCCATTTGACTTTGGTGAAGAGATTTTCTTGGTCATAGCTAAGTCCTTTCTTAATTGCTATTGTCATATCATTATATCACATGTTTTTACTATAGTAAAGTAAAAAACGACACGGATATAAAAAAAGTTAAACCCCAGACACGTGTGTGTCTGGGGCTATTTTTATTTCTCTGCTAGTGTGTCGTATAGTAATTTACCGACCACGTCGCTAAGTGACAGTTTTATATTTAACTGGTCTGATAAGATATCCCTATAGTCGTTTAAGTCTTTATAAAGGTCGTTTGATACACCGACCATACGATTTTTAGGCATAACTTTAGGCGTGTCTTTAGACATGGTTTTAGTCCTTTCTTTACCATATTAAATAGCGCGTAGGCCACACTTTAGCCTACTACTATAGTATAGCACACACTTTTACTAAAGTAAAGGACTAATTTACACGCGGGTCACTAGCGCGAGTCAGTCAAACAGTGACTGAGTCAATCAATCAAATGACCTTGGTCAAAAATCAAAGATTTTTGATTGCGCTGCCATTGTTGTTTTTCAAATGATGATGAAGGGTAGTATATAGTCAGTCAGTCAGGCAAACCACGGGGATGATGAAAGGGCGGTCAAATGATGACCGCCCTCGCTGACTTATGCGTATGCGATGTAACCTTCTTCCAACAAATCCTTGCGGTAGAATGTATAAATGCGCTTTGGTGTCTGAACAGTCTTAAGACCGTTCTCAAGCATGGCCCCAATCAGCTCAGCCTGAGTAACGGGCTTTTTGTCAGCACCGAGAGCCTTGAGCGTATTCAAGACAACAACGGCCTGATTAGGCAAACGGCGATTTTCCTTAGACAAAGCAACAAGCTTGATCTTACGACCGTCAAAGCCCTTAGGGGCTGGAGCAGGGATGCCAGAGTTACCAGCGGGATCAACAACTTTCAAAGTAGCAGAAGCTGTCTTAACAGTGGCTTTTTTTGAAGTAGCCTTCTTCTTAGAAACTGCAGTCATAATAATGTCCTTTCTTGACTGTGAGCAGCTGGCTAGGCGACCGCCTTAACCATGATTATAATATAGTATAGTAAGAGGAAGAAGTAAAGTACAAAATAAACAATCTTATGAACGGTTGGAACTGCAGTCAATCAGTCAGTCAGTCGGTCAGTCAACCGAGAGCCTTTAATTGCAGTGAGTCAGTCAAACAAACATCATGCAAAAACTGAGGCCAATCAATCGGCGCATGGTATGAGAATGCAGTAGATGATGAAACCCCATGGTCCAATAACCTCAGAGCATCACTCCCACGATGAAGCGTCAAAACATTGTGTTTTGAATGGGCGACTAGTATCCATGACCTCCCCCCAACTGATGCGCGGCGCATGTGCCATGAACATTGAAACGGAGTCAGTGAAACAGTATCAGTAGATGTGCATTTAAGTTCAAGCCAAAACTCTGTACCATGATAACAGGCATTGACATCAGGAACTCCCTGCTGTAATGCTCCCGTCTCGATCCTCTGCCAATGAACCTTGGTCAAATTGGTCTTCAATGCTTGGTAGAGTTTCTTCTCCGTCTGATACATGGTTCACCACTTTCATATTGCCACCGTCCAACAAATCCTGTAACTTTGATCTTAGCTCTTCATCGGACATCGTTTCGACTTTGTTGACGGTCACTTCCTTCTTCTCAATATACAATCCTGCCGCTTTACCTCTCGAGATCTCGGCACTGATAGCCGAGGATATTTGCCCTGAATCAACAGCTTCATCACGCAGACGGGAAAGTTCAGTAAGATGCGACTCCATAGAAACGTTCTGTCGCTCGACCTCTTTTTTCAACAGGTCGATGATATGATTAGCGATGAGAGGATTTCTACGAAGTAGAGCAGAGCCTTGCGCTTTCGCACCAAATTTGTGTTTTGTGAAACCAGATTTGCGAGCGGCCTCAGCCCCAGACATACCCTGTACATACAGCGAACAGAACTTTTTATGACGTGGCGAGAGAGGACGGTGTTTCTTACCATCGGGAGTCACCCAGTAGTTACCGCACTCTGATGGTGCAACGGGCGTATACTCAAGGGATTCCAATGTAGTTACTTCAGTAGCCAACAAGCTGTCTCCATTTACTTAACAAAGTAAACATACCAGCAAATCTTACCCACCGCAACAATGTATATTTCCAGTGAACAATATATTTAGTGAAGCAAAAGTGACCCACGACGGCTTATCGTTATCTTGTTATCATAACTTGTAAACACGATATCATACCAACAAACCAAGGTTAAAGAACCACTTACAAAGATATTATGACATTATGACATTATGATGAAGGTTTACGTGAACGAGTCACTCAAACCTGTAGGAATAGCATTAGGGGCAAAAGCCCCCAACACGAAAGTTATTTATTATGCTGCCCAACCTAGATCATCACACCATTTTGCATGATGTAATTGTATCCATCTACGCCAAGCATCTGGGTCTGTCTGTAATTCGTGCTCAGTAAAGGACATCGCTTCTACCATGCCAACTACATATTTTTCACCTTGTTTAATGTCTGTTAAACAAGCTGGGTGTGGCTGATAATGAACGTTTAATGGTATAACAGTAACTACAACATATCCAGCCTGATAATATGCTAAATACGAGATCCTTTCTTCACACTCTATTAAAAGTGTACGGCTGATACGATCATCTCTCTCGTCGCCGAGAAGCTGTAGAAATTGAGGGATAGGTTCTTTACCTACGCAAAAATCATATTCCATGACATTATACCTTTCTTACTTTTGTTGGAATACAGAGTCACCGATCCACGACCACTCGGCACTATCTAAGCAACCAGATTTTGAGACAGTAAACTCATAGTGATACCAAGACATAGTCGTCAAGTTAAGAGCGAGGTGAACATCAGGTAGGTTTTCACATAAGCCTGTGATCAACTTGATCTGTGGAACGATATCTTCAAGGCTCTTGAAGACACCGCTCTGATATGTGCGAAGCTGATCTTTTTCAGTATAATAAGCCCACATTATGCCACCTCTTTAATCTGCATAGAAGCAGGAAGTCCAACCTTTACCCACTCACCGTCAGTTACATAAACGTCATCGTTAGTTAGAGAAACTTCATTATCAGAAAAACGCCATAGCTCAAACTTCTCAGCATCAAGGGCATAATAATTATAATCAACCTCGCCATCGCAAAGCTCTTGGTGGCTGGTGATAGAAGGAACGATAGACTCTTTACAAAGGTACATACCACCTTGAAGAATAAACTGAGAATAATCATCCCGTGAAGACTGTGTGTAAAATAAAAACATGACCTAATCCTTTCTTTGCTGGTCGGTGACGGGACGCTACCCGCCTACCATTATAATATAGTATACAACGTAAGAGAATACTATCTCAAAATACTGTATCGTACGAGTCAGTCTAACAAGGGAACTATCCGCCAACAGCCCCCTGATAGACAGTAGGATCAGGGGGCTGAGGCAGAAAGGAGAGCAGTTTTAGATGTTACTCAGCATCAGCCATTATGCAGCCTCGGCATACTCAATAGC